GTTCCTCCGGTCTTTGTCTGTTGTCAGTGCGTCATAATGTGGAGGCATGGCGTGCAGGTGTAACGCCATGCGGGCCAGCATCTGATACGCCTTCAGGGTTACATCCATGGTCAGCTCGCCATCGGTCGCGCCAAAGCCATCGCAGAGTTTTTCGAAGGTGCTGCTGAACATCGCCGCCGTCATGGTGGCCAGCGTCTGTATCTGGTGTTTGTTGAGCTGCGGCAGGTAAAGCAAATCGTCCAGGCGTTCGCGTCCGGCAAGGGAGCGATAACCCGGTGTCAGCCAGCGTCCGTCAGTGCTATCCAGACGTTCGAATATTTTGCGCAGGGTTCCGCGTGCATAGCGTTCCGCCTGCCAGCTCTTTTTGCCTTTCCGGCGATCGGCTTCCTGTTTTTTGCGCAGGAAGGAGAGGTGGCGAATAAGCGGATCGCGCAGATAGGACGGCAGCAGGCGCAGCGAGGCCATGGCTTCATCCACCGCGCCGCGTGCCTGTTTTCTGGCGTCTCCTGCCAGTGTGATGGTTTTGTCCTGTTTTTCCTGTGCGTCCAGGCTTTTATTAATCAGGTTGCCCAGCGGCGTGGCGGAGAACGCCGCATCAGCCATTTCCTGGCGGCGCTCGTTCTCTACCCGGTAGGCATCCAGCCAGGAGGAAAGCGCGGATTCAGGAGCGGGGATCCCCGTTCCTTCACGCCCCACTGCGTGGCGCGGTTGTTGCCAGTCCCTGATGTACTCTGCCGTCATAGTGATTTACTTCGTCATGCCATTCAGGGTGTCGCGGCAGACTGTAGCCAGCCGCTGAATTTCCAGCACGGTGTCTTCTGTGTCGGCATGGCGATGTGTGATGCGGATGCTGTCGGCAATCACATCGACGATTGCAGAGGATGGGCGCTGGTAAATGCCAATAACGGACTGGGTGCCACCTTCAATGCGGTAAAGCCTGTAATTTCCCTCGTGGCTGTCAATCATGTAGCGACCATCAATAACAATCTTTCCGTCAGCGAGCTGCGGTACAGGCAGGGATTTCAGGTACATGTCATAACGATCACGCACGCGAGCGGCAAGATCACGTTCTGTGTTGAGCAGGTATTCAAGAAAGTCGTTGGCGAGAATCATTGCGGCAATCCTCTTGTTACAGATGTGCGAAGGCCTCCCGCCGCAAGGTGCAGGAAAGGCCCGGAACAGGAATTAATGGAGTTTGTTTTGCTGCTGGATGAGCTGTTGAAGCTCGTGCAGATCATCCGCCAGATAGCTGAAAACAGAGGCGGAATAAATGTTTGATAGTGCGTGGCTGCGCTCATGCAGCATATTGATGTGCATGATTTGCGCGACGCGTGATGCGCGGGAAAGTCTGTGGTTGATTTCAGTCTGGATGTGACGACGCTCCGCGATAGCGCGGTGCTGTTTGCGGTTTGCCATGATATGTGGCCTCTTGTAGTAAGTTGTGAAAACTCACCATCCAGAGCTGCGAAACTGTGGGTGGCGAGACGTACGAGGTTCGCAGTACCGGCTACAAGAGATCCCGGCCCGACCGAAGTCGGCCCCGTACGCCCCGCCATAATTCTGACGCGAAAAAAACGTGGCAATACAGTACGCACAAAAAAACCGCTGGCGCGGTTGTGCGCTCTTGTAGTCAGCAGGCTGCGAAACCCGGCACCCGTTTTATGAGGTGCAGCGGAAATGTAACCTGACTGATTGCGGCATGGCAAGCGGTTTTTTTGTGAGAACGGCATACTAAAAAATCCTGATACTGCTCCGGCCAGCGGTTTTCACTGGCCGGGTTTAATTACTTCACCGGAACAAACGGAACAGCGGTATTGCTGGTCATGTATTGCGGTAGCGTGCCGTTCCATTTGTTGATTGCTTCCAGCTCCATAACGCCGGGATTCTGGCGCAGAGCTTCACCGCGTAAACGAATGGCGTCGGCTTCAGCCTGGGCTTTTGTGCGAATGGCATCAGCCTGTCCGGCAGCTTCTGCGCGCAACATGTTGGCTTCTGCTTCGCGTTGCTTGACTTCCTGTTCGCGTTGCAGGGTTTTCTGGTTTGCCGTGACTTTGGCGTTAATGCTGTCGATAACGGTTGGCGGATATTCCGGTTTACCGACATAAGAGAGGCTCATGACCTGAATGCCGATGGGGGTCATCTCTTCCTGAATATCTTTAAGTGCTGAATCCAGCAGTTCAGACTTGCCACCGTCGATGAATTTATCTGTGGTCATTTTGCTGGCCAGTCGGTTGAGTGCGTCGGCGATCTTCTGGCGCAGGTCAGTGTCGGTAATGTCGTCCACGCCTTTGCGGTAGGTCTGAAACACTGTGGTAACTTTGGATGGATCGACCTTGTAGGCCACGCCGATGTGATAGCCGATGGTTGTGCCGTCACTCATCTGGAAGCTGAACGGGTCATCGTAGGTCTTCATTTGTTTGAAGGTCGGGAAGATGTAAACCTCGGTATTCCAGCCAGTCCAGTAGCGGCCAACGCCAACCACTTCGCCAACGCCTTTGTCGTCGCCCAGCTTGTTGACTTTGATGCCCACATTACCTGGCTCAACGCGATCGCAGCCAACCAGCAGGATGGCGGCAAAAAGCGGGAGAATCTGAAAGAGTTTGAATTTCTTCATTGTTTGATTTCCTTGATGTACTTACTGAAAAGGCGAACAACGCCTGCCGGGTACAGCATGGCAATGAAAATGCCCAGCAATACCAGGAAGGAGCTGTCTGATGAAATCATTCGGGGGAGTAGTCCTGCATACAGAATGAGAGAGACGAGGACGCATACCAGCGCCCACATATATGCGCGAAACCAGGTCTTTTTGTTCATGTTGATTGCTCTCTTTTGTTATTCAGGAAAAAGTCAAAAACGTTATCGATGCGCATCATGAGTTCGCGCTGCATCGCTTCTGGCGTTTCCGGTTCGCCAGGCGACCCCAGCGGTGCGCAGAAATCAGCGATCTCGTGTTGAATGAGTTCTTTCAGCGTCGGTAAGGAATTCATGTGTGTGCGGCGATGCCTGCGTGTGATTCGCTTTCTGCTCATTTACGATGCTCCTGTACCTGTCGGATAAGGTTTACCCGCGCCACATTAGTGGCGCAGAAGTAAGTGCCGTCAGTGAGGTAGATGTGGTGTGCATCCTTTTCCGAACGATGTTTGTCGATAGTGGTAATCAGGCGTTCGTCGACCTCGTATTCGCGCCCTCTGGAGGTAAAGCGAACGACGGGAAAATGCTTAATTGCCATTGCCCCCCCTTTTTTTGTCCAATAACCCTATGCGTTAAATACGGTGTGCTGTGCGTCATCAATGAATGCAACTTGAGAGCGATCTATCAGGCGGAGATTTGTCAGAATTTCTGATTCCCTTATGGGGTGAGGAGTGATCAGGTATTTGCCCTGTAATCCGGCGATAATGGTGTATCGCTGTAGCTCCGAGCCAATTGTGTAAATAAGGCGTCCGGTGTTAGATAAATCCAGTCCGGTGACTGGTTGAGTTTTGAAAAGCGTAAGTTCCGCACCCTGTTCTTCGATGATTTTGGCGGCTTCTGCCGTGACTTTTGCGACTATCATTGCGTGGGTAGCGACGTCTATATGAGCATTTGCTACGGCTTTTTTCGCTACTTCGCTTTCAATCTTTGAAATTTCTTTCAGTGCTCTGATGATACCTTCTTCTTTTGCGTGCATTTTTGTATCTCCGTTATTTGCGTGTGCGAATACCTCCGTTAATACGGATGGTTTTCACGTTTTCTTATTTAATTTGATGTTTTATTTGTATCGTTATTCACCAGTGAAAAAACGTTCAATCTTTTTTACTGAATGAATAATTCGCATAATTCCAATGGCGCAGGCCACCGAAATCATCAGAACAAGCCATGAGATAAATATACTCATGCGATATTCCCCAGCTTATACGGTTCAATATGTTCCCCGCATTCTGCGGCACAGATCAGCTCGGAAAGTTCGTTAAGTGCATCCAGATCATCAGCGTAAAAAGCGACGTCATACAAACTCCGGATTGCCCTGGTCAATGAGTCACGGGCTGCACGTTCAGCATGAGCGCCTGATGCACTTAAGCGAAAATAAAAACGCTCAAGTGCTTTGTTAATGAGAGTTTTATATTCTTTGCCCATCGCAACGCCCTTTAATCTGCTTTCTGAATTTCAGCTTCTGAATCCATACAAATAATTTCGATATAGGGTTCATCGCCATTAACCTGACGTGCCTTTTCAGCTTCGCTAATGATTTCTCGTACGGTCTGGTACGGAAGCTCCACAGTCAGGCGCGTACCGTTCAGATAAACGTAAGTAGCTGCGTTTTTTTCTGATGGAACAACTCCGTCAATGGCTGATGCGCGTAATAACAGTTCACCGCGAAAATCAATAAAACGGATAAATACACCTTGTGCATGCTCTTTGGTCATAAAGCACCTGTTATAAATCAGCCTGTTTAATAAAACTTTGCCCGCGAAGCAGACGATCAACCGTGCGAAGTGCTTCGTATAATGTGAAATCCTGCCCGAACTGATTGTCGCCGTTGCTCAGTGCAAAAATGCGGTTTCCGGTAAATGGGTTGCGTGGGCATTTGTGGACCACGATTCCAGCTTTCTCAATCAACCAGGCGTGCTCGCCGATTTGTTTTACTGGGTAGCCATCCGGCGTTGCGTGTGTTTCGCTCAGGCTGTAGCGAGAGTTGCTACGCGATGCACTGGTAGCGAAACGGTTAGCGTGGCGTTCAGCACCATTACGAAAGCGTGAATTACGTTGCTGTTTCATATCAAAACTCCCTGCATCTCATGCAGCAAAATTAAGAAAGCCTAATCCCAAATCTTCCGCCAGCTTCTTGGCTTTCTTAAGCCAGTGATTGCGCCAATCTTTACGCTCAGGAGGAAGTTGTTTCGTTGCGTCATAGACCATTTCGAGCCACTCATTCCAAAGGATGAGAAGACGGCGCGAACTCCCTTCCTCGCCTAAAACCTCGCGCTCAGTAGTTAGAGGGATGAGTCGACGCTCTACCAACTTTCTTACGGCTGATTCGGTCTTACCTGTGCGGCGGGAAAACTCATCGACGGTGATGGGGTCTGGGATCTTAAACAATGCCCTCAATAGTTCTTCATTCATGTGATAATCTCCCTGTTTGGGGTATTTCTTGCGACGGATGCCCCAAATCAAACTCATTTGTATAAACATTAATACAGACGTTGGAGAATTGCAACATGCGTATGACTATTGGAGAGCGCATAAAAATCATGCGTGAAAGCGAGAGACTTACTAGCCTCCCGGATACAGCAAAAATGCTTGGTTTAAACCGTGATGCTCTGTGGAGATATGAAAGCGGTAAAACTATCCCTAATGCTGAAGTAATTGAGCAAATACTAAACAACCCCAGATTTGAGAAATATGCGTTGTGGTTTATGACTGGAAAAATTGCGCCTGAATCCGGGCAGATAGCTCCGGCTCTCGCACACTATGGGCAAGAGCCAACGGACTTACCCCCATCCGAAAGGAAAATTGGTTAACCCTTTATTATTCTTACGTTTTACAAACTGGAAATGTCTTTCCTCGTTTCACCGGAGGGCTTGCCAATGGCAATTAAAGCGCTCGATGGTGGACGGTATAAAGTGGATGTTAGACCGCGTGGCCGAAGTGGACGTCGGATTCAGCGGATTTTTAAGAAAAAGGCAGATGCAGTGGCCTTTGAGCGTTATGTTCTCAGCCACATGCACGATAAGGAATGGCTTGAAAAGCCAACAGAGCAACGTCATCTCTCAGATCTGCTTCCGTTATGGTGGGAATTGGGTGGACGCAATAAGCCATATGCTAACGGCGTTCTAACCAGGTTGAAAAAAATCATCAAAGAAATGAATGATCCAAGGGTTAGCCAGATTAATGCTCGTTTCATGGCCGCTTATCGAAGCTCCCGTTTATCTTTGGGAGTAAAAGAGTCTACTGTTCGGCGTGATGAGTCGGATCTCGGAGGAATGTTTACACTTCTGGCAAATGCCGGAGAATTTCACGGAGAAAATCCACTCCGCGCCCTCCCCTCTTTGAAACGAAAATCACCCGAAATGACGTACCTCACTACGGAAGAAATCGCCAAATTGCTGGATGCAGTAAACGGTGATGCCCGGCGGATTACGCTACTTTGTCTCAGTACTGGGGCGAGATGGGGAGAAGCGAAAAATCTACGCGCGGAACACATCATCAATAATCGCGTGACGTTTAACAAAACTAAAAACGGAAAAGTTCGAATTATTCCTGTCTCTGATGAAGTTGTTAGTGAGATCAAAACAAAGAAATCCGGCCTTTTGTTTGACGTCAATTATGAGGAATATCGCAAGGTGCTTCGCAGTGTTAAGCCAGACCTACCAAAAGGACAGGCTGTACATGTTCTACGCCATACCTTTGCTGCTCACTTTATGATTAATGGAGGAAATATACTTACGCTCCAGCGAATTATGGGGCACGCCACGATCCAGCAAACTATGACCTATGCGCACCTCGCTCCTGATTTCCTCCAGGATGCAATTTCACTTAATCCGTTAAAAGGAGGCATCCACATTTCATCCACATAAGTGGGTTTTATAGGGTAATCAGTAACCCCCACCAATAACAAAACCCACTGAAAACAAAGGGAAAACATTGAATTCAGTGGGTTTTACAACGCACCTTCGGGCGCGTTTTTTGTTGACAGCGTGAAAACAGTACGGGTACTGTACTAAAGTCACTTAAGGAAACAAACATGAAACACACACCGTTTTTCTTCGCATTCTTTTTTACCTTCCCCTGAATGGGAGGCGTTTCGTCGTGTGAAACAGAATGCGAAGACGAACAATAAGGCCTCCCAAATCGGGGGGCCTTTTTTATTGATAACAAAAAGGCAACACTATGACATCGGAAAACCCGTTACTGGCGCTGCGAGAGAAAATCAGCGCGCTGGATGAAAAATTATTAGCATTACTGGCAGAGCGGCGCGAATTGGCCGTCGAGGTAGGAAAAGCCAAACTGCTCTCGCATCGCCCGGTACGAGATATTGATCGTGAACGCGATTTACTGGAAAGATTAATTACGCTCGGTAAAGCGCACCATCTGGACGCCCATTACATTACTCGCCTGTTCCAGCTCATCATTGAAGATTCCGTATTAACTCAGCAGGCTTTGCTCCAGCAACATCTCAATAAAATTAATCCGCACTCAGCACGCATCGCTTTTCTCGGCCCCAAAGGTTCTTATTCCCATCTTGCGGCGCGCCAGTATGCTGCCCGTCACTTTGAGCAATTCATTGAAAGTGGCTGCGCCAAATTTGCCGATATTTTTAATCAGGTGGAAACCGGCCAGGCCGACTATGCCGTCGTACCGATTGAAAATACCAGCTCCGGTGCCATAAACGACGTTTACGATCTGCTGCAACATACCAGCTTGTCGATTGTTGGCGAGATGACGTTAACTATCGACCATTGTTTGTTGGTCTCCGGCACGACTGATTTATCCACTATTAATACGGTCTACAGCCATCCGCAGCCATTCCAGCAATGCAGCAAATTCCTTAATCGTTATCCTCACTGGAAGATTGAATATACCGAAAGTACGTCTGCGGCAATGGAAAAGGTTGCACAGGCAAAATCACCGCATGTTGCTGCGTTGGGAAGCGAAGCTGGCGGCACTTTGTACGGTTTGCAGGTACTGGAGCGTATTGAAGCGAATCAGCAACAAAACTTCACCCGATTTGTGGTGTTGGCACGTAAAGCCATTAACGTGTCTGACCAGGTTCCGGCGAAAACGACGTTGTTAATGGCGACCGGGCAACAAGCCGGTGCGCTGGTTGAAGCGTTGCTGGTGCTGCGCAACCACAATCTGATTATGACCCGTCTGGAATCACGCCCGATTCACGGTAATCCATGGGAAGAGATGTTTTATCTGGATATTCAGGCCAATCTTGAATCAGCGGAAATGCAAAAAGCATTGAAAGAGTTAGGGGAAATTACCCGTTCAATGAAGGTATTGGGCTGTTACCCAAGTGAGAACGTAGTGCCTGTTGATCCAACCTGATGAAAAGGTGCCGGATGATGTGAATCATCCGGCACTGGATTATTACTGGCGGTTGTCATTCGCCTGACGCAATAACACGCGGCTTTCACTCTGAAAACGCTGTGCGTAATCGCCGAACCAGTGCTCCACCTTGCGGAAACTGTCAATAAACGCCTGCTTATCGCCCTGCTCCAGCAACTCAATCGCCTCGCCGAAACGCTTATAGTAACGTTTGATTAACGCCAGATTACGCTCTGACGACATAATAATGTCGGCATAAAGCTGCGGATCCTGAGCAAACAGTCGCCCGACCATCGCCAGCTCAAGGCGGTAAATCGGCGAAGAGAGCGCCAGAAGTTGCTCAAGCTGAACATTTTCTTCTGCCAGATGCAGCCCATAAGCAAAAGTAGCAAAGTGGCGCAGAGCCTGAATAAACGCCATATTCTGATCGTGCTCGACAGCGCTAATACGATGCAGCCGAGCGCCCCAGACCTGAATTTGCTCCAGAAACCATTGGTATGCTTCCGGCTTACGTCCATCACACCAGACCACAACTTGCTTTGCCAGGCTACCGCTGTCCGGGCCGAACATCGGGTGTAACCCCAGTACCGGGCCATCGTGCGCCGCCAGCATGGCCTGTAATGGTCCATTTTTCACTGATGCCAGATCAACCAGAATACAATCTTTCGGTAAAGGCGGTAATTTGCCGATAACTTGCTCAGTAACGTGGATTGGCACACTAACAATCACCATTCCGGCATCGGCAACAATATCAGCCGCTCGATCCCAGTCATGTTGCTCCAGAATCCGCACCTGATAACCCGATAGTGTCAGCATCTTCTCGAACAGGCGTCCCATCTGACCGCCACCGCCGACGATAACCACCGGACGCAGTGACGGACAAAGTGTTTTAAATCCTTTGTCGTTTTCACTGGAGTAAGATTCACGCATCACCCGACGCAAAACATCCTCAATCAGATCTGGCGGTACACCCAGAGCTTCCGCCTCTGCACGACGCGAGGCCAACATAGATGCCTCGCGCTCCGGAACATAAATAGGCAGTCCAAAGCGGCTTTTCACCTCGCCCACTTCAGCAACCAGTTCCAGACGCTTCGCTAATAAATTCAGCAGCGCTTTATCGACTTCATCAATTTGATCGCGTAATGCGGTCAATTCAGCAACCATAATAAACCTCTTAAGCCACGCGAGCCGTCAGCTGCCCGTTCAGATCCTGATGAATTTCACGCAGCAAGGCATCGGTCATTTCCCAGCTAATGCAGGCATCGGTTACGGATACACCGTATTTCATTTCACTGCGCGGTTGCTCAGAAGACTGATTGCCCTCGTGGATATTACTTTCGATCATCAGACCAATAATTGAGCGATTGCCATCTTTGATTTGAGCAACCACGGATTCTGCCACCGCAGGCTGACGGCGATAATCTTTATTGGAATTACCGTGGCTGCAATCTACCAT